ATGATTGGTCTTGATACTCAGTATCTTAAAGTTCCCAAAGATGATCCTTTCAGAGATTTCATTGAGTTGCCATCAACTAATAAAATCATGACTATGACATCAAATTGATACTACAATGTTCTTAACTACTCTCAAACGATGAATGAAAATCTATCACGATTAACAGTTCAAATAACCAAACATCAGCATAAATTATTGAAATACCATGCTGGTCCAGGTACTTCTATCTCTTCTCTTGTAAGACAAGCACTTTCCAGTTATTTTGCTGACGCTGAAGAAGCTCTCAGAGAAAAATACTTTGAAGCAGCAGAGTATGAACAGTATGAAAAATACATGGCTGCACAGCAAGCAGCAGGTATTAAAGAAGAGACAGTAGTAGCTGATGCAAGTTCTATTTTTTGAATTGCTGCTATACTAAATGTGATTCATCCAAGAATCCCATTGCACACGAAAATAGGTAAGATGTTTGGAAAGGTCTTACCTATTTTTTTATGTTTTGTTGTAAAATAATAAAACCCTATTCGACAAGGCAATGGATAGGGCGTCTAGGTAGGCAAGTCAAAACCCGTGCTTGTCTACTGCTCTAATTTGTGAGTATGTGGGATAACTTGATTTGGTGGAATATTGACAACAATATCTTCACAGGTAACAGCACTAGGAGTATTAGGCTTGAAGTAAACTCCTTCCTTTGCCATTTTTGAGCACATCTCTAAACGATATAAACTGATCTCCATTTTAGTTTTCTTTATCAA